TACTACCGGTCTGCGTTAATATCCCATGATTAACAGCCATGTCTTTTAAGCCACTGTACCTATCTAAACCAGTACGGAAGTTAAGATATATTTCAGCTTGTAAAAATGGTGGTACAAACCGATTTTTAGTGGTTAAAAACCGTAATGTTGCACCCGAATAATTACGAGCTTCTGATAACATTTCATCATCTTCGTTAGATGCATCTTGTCTTTCTTTTTTATTAGCCAATTGTACTAGTACACTTGCCATATACTGTGGGCCACTACCACCTGATGCTGTTTTAACTAAAGTAGGCATTAAAGCGGCAGGGTTATCATATGTGTGGTTACTAAACAAAATTGTGGTACCAGATAACCCAGCTTTATATGTAAGTATTCTCATCATAGATTTGAGTTGCTTAGCTCTTAACCCCATATCCATGGCACTTTTGTCTTTTGCTGCATCTTCTACTTCTTTTTGTGATGCTAAATTACCTAAAGAGTCAATACTTACAATAAATTTACCTTGTAACCCCTTTTCAATGATGCTGTCTAGAAGAGCCACTACCTGATTTCGACATTGTTCCACTGTATAAACAGGAACATATTTTGTTTTTGATGCATCAAGGCCAACCCCTTCACTACTATCTTTATCTACAGCAAATTCAGTGTCAAATATAACAGGATGTAGCCCCATTTTTTGAGCATTACCTAAAATCTTATTAATAATGTATGTTTTACCAGATTGTGAAGGTCCTGAAAAACCAACCAATCTTCCTTTTGGTACACCACCATCAACACAACTACCACCAATAATAGCATTCAATGCATAACAACCGGTATCATACCAGGTATCAACATTAGATAAAGCATTTTCACTAAGATAGGTGGCTTCTGGGTTGAGTTTATCTAAACTTGAAAATACATCTGAAATAGGGTCTTTTGCCATGTGCTTATTATATAGTTAAAAACTTTAAATTCAAGAAAAAAAAGCGCCCCTAGGGGCGCTCACCAATATATGGTTTTTTTGTTAATCGTCAAACAATTTTACCACTTCAGGCTCTTCAGCATCGTCTTCAGCTGCGTCCGGTTGCCCTAAGTTAGTAAGAATGGCTGTATATTGGTTAACTAACTTTTCGTCCAGATGTTCGGCACAATTACTATCAATAATATTGCTCTTATTGAACGTCCAAGTTGTGCCTTCTTCCCTACCAGCCTCGGTAAGAAATTCTCTAAAAAACATTGGTACGGTTTGTACCTGTAACTGTCCCGATTCGTTCGGTTGTACGAAGATGGTGCATGGGTTTTTAAGTACAACGGTTGTATCCCCATCATCCACTAACTCACCAATAACGGTTCGTCCGACTTGATCAACAAAAATCTTAAGATTCATATCAATATTTTATCTACGCTCAATCTAAATCAACTGCTAAAAGACTAAACAAATCGCACTGAACTGCTTGGTTGGGTAAATAACATTTCCAATTTACCGCATTATAAAACCGTTCGATAGGAGCAAAAATTAGCTTTTGATAAATTTTATCATAATCAGGTTTGAAAAATGCGTCAAATTCTTCTGGCCATTCATATTTGTATGCAATTGAATCAACATTATACTTGTTTGGTTTTTTCACATAAAAGAATCTAACCTTATCTCCTGATCCTATCGTTTCATACTTTTTATCAAGTTTATGCAATTTTAATAATTGATTATAAAAGTAACTTGCTTTACAATGTATTGGCATACCCTTGACTGTCTTCATATTATCACATTGACCAGCATACTTTTCATAACCTTTTAACCCCATAACACTTGCAATATCTGTAATATGTAGATCTTTAAATTTTTCATGGACCACTTTCATAGCTTCATTGGTCTTTTGATAGTCTTGTGTACTAAGCATTGTTTCAATAACGTTTTTCATGTGAGGTTTTAATGAATTAGGCAATGTTGTTCTAACTACCTCTACCCCAGTATATTTTGTTTTGTTTATCTTAGCACCTTCATCATCAAGTATGTTCATTACATATCGTTTCTTTTGTAAGAACACACCAACTTCAGCAATACACTCGCGTTTAAATATAAACCTACAATCTTTACTATTGAAAGTTTTCTTACCCCATATCATTATATGTTTATTAAGATATTCTACTAATTCATCTTCCAACTTATATACATCTTCGTGTACTTCACCGTTTTCATTTTTAAAATTAAGCCCTAAATGTTTTATTAGCAATTCAATTGAGGCATATGATGAATCTGTATCATTATAAATGATTGGATCCTTTTTCTTTAGATCATCATCTGTTAACCCTGTTTTAAGTTTAATAAAGTCTCTAATAATTACATTACTTTGTTTGATTACTGCTTGACCACTTAATGTTACAGATGATGCAATATCATCATCACCCATAGGAGCATTTTTGTTACCAAAATAACCATATATCGAGTTAATCAAAATTTTAACTGTTAATTGTTTCGTTCCAGCTCTTTGAGCTTCAATCCCAACTTTTTCATAATCAGGATCCTTTTTCTTCATCTTTGAATGTTTCTTTCTTAACTCATTATACTCATCTTTAAATCCTTTACGTTTTTGATAATAATAATCAACAATCTCAGGCACCATTCCTTTCTTTTGTTGATGGAATACTATGTTTGCTTTCGATATTGTAAGCTTGTAGTCTTTTATCATTTTAGCAAACATTGGTATTGTAAATTCTTTTACTTTACCACTTACCATTTCCATTACCACTTCTTTGTCATCTTTTTGTAAAATTTTACCAATCTTTGTCTCAGGTGATAAATTCAAAGATATCATCACATTTGGGTATAGACTGTTTGCATCAAAAGATAAGATGTAGTTTTGAAATCCTTGTTGTGGTTCACCCACATATGCACCTGGATTCTTACCAGTATCTTCACCTCGTATAAAAGTAGGAATTATATGTTGGTTGTGCCTTGCACGAATACAAAAAGCACCATTGATTACAGACAATGCTCCCATTGCTGCATCAAAAGTCACACAACCAACATAAGCTAACATTCTTATCAACCCCAAATATTGAAGCTTTTCTTCAAGCCGTACAAGCAGATTAACATCCTGAATATTGTAATCAATAAACTTGTCCCAATCTACATCAGACAACGTTGCCAAGTCCATTCCTTGAAAATCTACCTTACGTTGATTTAGCTCAAGTTCACCAATTGCATCAAGCTTATATGATTCACGCAATGGTGCAAACTTTTTATAAATGTCCAAATAATCTAATAAAGCTATTCCTTCAATGTACCATCTAATTTGTTGTCTACCAAAAGCACCTTGTAAGCTTCTATAATAAACGTTCTTTACAGGTGAAAGTCTTTTCATTTGCTCTTCACCCATTATTCGTTCACACCGTTTTACAATATATGGAATATCAAAGAATTCAGAGTTCCAACCACTTAAAATATCTGGATAATCTTGTTCCAGATAATCTAAAAACTTTGCAAACAATACCCTTTCGGTTTCACAATAGATATATTCCAAATCATCTCTACCTTTACCATTATATTCTTTTGTACCCCAAGTATAAAATTTTTTCTCTAAATTATCATAAACTGTAATAACATTAATTGCATGATTTGCACTTTCAATATTTGGAAACCCATCTGGTGAATATGTCTCAATATCTAATAAAAGCATTTTAATTGGATGCTTAATAAAATCATCTGTTTCGTTTACTTGCCAAAAATTATCTAATAAAAACTGTTGTTTAATTGGTAAATTTTCAAAGACTCTTTTTATTGCATTATTTCTAATGAAATGTCTTCTTTCAGACTCTCTTCTAAACACCATTTTTCTTAAAGGTGTTTCATAAATTGATGTTGCATTCGAATGTCTTTTGTCTTTAGGTTCAATATAAAGATATGGATTATAGCTTTGTAAAACTTCTATTCTATTACCGTCTTCATCCCAAGTGTAAAGTCTCATTTGTTCTAAAGACGGTTCATAAACTACATTCCTATACATACAGATTTATTATAGTTTACTCTGCTAATGATTCAAGTAAATAACGGTGTGAATGATTTCTTATTAGAAGATCTAGATACGATACCTAAAATAATAAACTTTACATGGAAAGATAAAAACATAAAGGATAACAATCACCCTATGATAACAAATGGGTTGAGAAAAATGATTGATTTAAATCCGGAGTGGGATGTGGTGATTAGTGATGATGAAGATGTGGAAGATTATCTTAAAGAAAATTTATCGTCTAAAGATTATAGTGATATAAAATATAAACATGTTGTAGAAAAAACAGATTTATGGAGATTAATAAAACTTTACAATGAAGGTGGGGTGTATCACGATTTGGATAGATATTGTAATATATCTTTTGATGATTTTATTACTGAAGATATAAAATTTATTTTACCAACACATGAAGATTTTGGTTTTGCTCATTGTTTAATGGGTACGGCACCAAAAAACCCAATATTTAAACAAGCTATAAAAGATAATATTGAAGAAAGAACGCAGTTAGGTAATCAGTCGTTAAATTACGAAGATACGAAAAATAAAATATTAATATTAGGATCAATAACTTGGAGTAAAACCGTTTTCAATACACTTTTTGATTTTACCGGGTATGATCGAAAAAAAGATGGTAATGGTCTTAACTGGAGGATGATGGAAGACGATATTAGATCTGCATTGTATGAATGTAAACATACTACCACCAAGAAAGAAATACCTTGGTGTTTTACTTCAACATTTTGTATCAGCGGTGGTAATTTAGATGGTTACGATCTAGATCCAGATCTTTTACTTAAAGAAGAACCTATAACTTATTACAACCAAGAATTGTTTTATCAATACAGGAAAGAATTCTATAAAAATTTCGATACCCACCACTGGTCTGATTTAACAAAACACTGGATTTATGAGCAACAGTAAAGAAGTACAAGAATGGTTTGAAACATATTTGTTCCCCAAATATGACCATACCCGGTTAACAGCAGAACAATGGGATGAAATTTATGAAAACGGGGGCTATGGTGGGCAAGGTTCAGGAGCTGGTAGTTTATTAGAACACAACGAGGAATTAATAAAAATATTTGATGATTTTGTAATAAAGAATGAAATAAAAAGTTTAATAGATATTGGTTGTGGTGCAATGCAATGGTTACCGTTTTCCAACACATTTAGTGAACTTGATTATACAGGTATTGATGGTTCACAAATTGTAATAGAATCAAATATAGAAAAATTATCATCTCCCACAAAAAAGTTTATATGTAGTGATCTTTTTAAATTTGAAAGTGATGATGAGTTCGATTTATTGCTTTGTAAAGATGTATATCAACATAATCAATCAGACGAATTAAAGCAAGGATTAACACAAAAGATAAAATCAATAAAATCAAAACATAAAATGGTTATTGTTCCTCAAGATCTCGACGACGGAGAATACCCTTTAACATTAAACTATATGTCTGATGAAATGAAAACTATTATGTTTTGTTAATATCTAAAGTGTTTAAAAATTTACGTTGTGGTGATCCATATGGGAACATGTATGATTCAAAAAACTTTCCAATATTTTCTTCTTTTTCCAAAAATCTTGATTCGGCAAAGTTTCTACCACTTACAGATTCTTTTATAAAGCGTCTCTCATCCTTTAATACAGTTTTTATTTGATCAATCATTTCATCACCCGTGTTAAACTTTATTGGAGCATTTTCATATGTGCAAATATCTTGACAAGCAATAGGTAGGCCGTAACAACTAGCTTCTAAATATTTTAAATCACTTTTTGATTTGTTAAAATTATTATCAATTAAGGGGGCTATCATCATATTACCATTAAGGGTATATATTTTTTCTGGGTAATTAAAAAGTTCTGACCATTGGTGGAATTCTATTTTACCATTTTCAACAAGATGAACTAGTTCACGAGGTACTGCACCTGTAAATACCCACTGAAAGTCGTTTATTGTTTTCTTAACTGCATCATTTATGTGATGAAAATCATCTTTACCTTTTACTCTTCTATCTACATCTATATGAGCACCTGATCCAGACCAAACAACTCTTGGTTTCCGTTTGTATTTTTCGTAATCCCGCTCAATTTTATCTCTGTTATAATAATTACCCATCCAGAATTTAGGTACACAATTTGGTATAACGGTAATAGGTAATTTACCACCCAGTTTTTCTGTGAAATACTCTTTCATGAAGTTGCAAGTAACTGTCATTTCATCACACAGCTCCATAATTTTTTGAATATTCTCTCTTACTTCATCGTCCGTAAAAGCAAATTTGTATTTGTTGTAATCTGGTATATCTTCTCTAAAAGGTATATCGTCAATTTCGTAAATTAATTTGAAACCATGTTCTTTTGATACTTCTTTTAAGTGTTTGGTAAATCTATAATGATCTGGAGATGCCTGTCTTTGAATTTTTAGTGCTTTACAATGTCTATAGTGTTGTGGGTCCAAAGTCATACAAGTTGAGGTATGTACCATACACTTACCACTAGCATTTAAAAGATATTCAGGCCATATAACTCTCCAATAACCACAACCACCATAATCAGCCACATAATTCATAAATCGTGGTATGGATTCCGGTGATGTTCCTCCTAGTGAAGCAGGTGTAGGCTTTTCATTTATACCGTGTGGCTTACCCCCACCTACAGCAAAATTATTTTGAAATGGGTTAGTATTCCCGAAAGGTTTGGCTTGAAATGGTACTTGAAACATTGTTGATATATTTACTTCATTGTAAATCTTTATCAATTTCTCGATATTCTACTTTTCGTGTTATGCCGTTCGTCTTTTCTAAATAGATTACTTCACCTGTTGCTGCTTTTACACTTTCTTTTCGATGACTAATAACATATACACATTCATTATACTTTTCTACTCGTTCTCTTAATATAGTAGTAACTAAATCGACCCCTTTCTCATCTAAACTACTATCAAAAAGCTCATCATACATACTAAAATTAAAAGCAACGTCACCTTGAAGCCTTCTTATATCCATAAAGGCAAATAAGCAAGCCAAATCAATATTTTTTCGCTCAGCTCCACTAAAATTAAAATATGAACAGATTTTATTTTTTTCATTTATAATTTGTTCTTCGAAATATTCGTTAAAAATACAAATACAATTACTATCCATTTTTTTAAGATAGTATGCAAGCTTTTGATTAAACACGGTGAGTATTTTTTTAACTATATACGATTTAACGCCTTCTTCTGACACAACGTACTTTACAACGTCAAGCATATTGATTTTATTCTTTACTGTATCAAGTTTATCTTTTATACCTTTTACTTTTTTAAAGTAATCGTCGATTACACTATCTAAATTAGCATCACCTGATTTTAGTTCCTTAATATCAAGTTTAAGTTGTGATTGCCATTCTAAAAGTTGCTTTGCTT